AGACCAATATTAGTTCTAACTGTTGAAGCCGTAGCCGTCAGTTCACTAAGATTGTTGGATGTCAGAAGATAGGATGCGCCACTGACATATGCCGCTACCCAAGCTGATCCAGTATAAAGACGCATCTCTGGAACAACAGAGTTAAAGTATAACGAGCCAGCTAAGAGAGCATTGCCATCATTATCTAGGGTAGGATTGCTGGTCTTAACACCAAGATAACGGTCATCGAAGCTATCATAAGCAGCAAGCGTTGCATCGCGAGCAGCCTCAGCAGCCGTCTGTGCAGTTGACGCACTAGTTGCTGATGTAGCCGAACTGGTAGCTGAAGTAGCCGATGCAGTTGCAGATGTAGCAGATGCTGTAGCCGATGTAGCAGATGCCGTTGCAGACGTTGCAGCAGCAGTTGCACTAGCAGCAGCAGCGGTAGCAGAAGAAGCAGCCGATGCCGCATCAACGACTAAATCATACTTAGCCGAGTTTGCATTAGAACTAAGAGGTGTTGTTCCACTAGAAGTATGAGCAGTATTAACACGATAGACGTTAGAATTACTGCTATCTTTAACTAAGTCACGAACAATATAGGAAGTTGCAGTAGCCCAGTTACCACGCCAGTTACCAATTTCGTCACCAATAGCAGGGTTACCTGATGAATCAAAAGCTAGAACTTTACCAGCGCGGGTAGCCGCAACTGGTAGGATCATGTTAACCGTACCACCATCCTCGACAGCCGCTGGATCATACTGCGGAGCCTTCATGGTACGCTTGTTTTCTTCAGCAAGCTGCTGGATCATAATGATCTGGCTATCAAGCTGTTCATTCAAAGATGTAGCTTTCAAATCACCAGCAGTCACAAAGTCCGTAGTACGCTCAATGGTACGCGCACCGATGATTGTGATTTGGTTAGATGCAGTAGCAGCCACAACTAGGGTAATAGAGCCAGTTCCATTCACTGAACTGATGGTAACTGTGTAGTCAGTCGTTAAGGTTAGCTTGGTAGCATCCTTGTAGACAGCCAAATCAGTCTGTGCAATGACAGGGAAACTGAATGAATACGGTCCAGTTCCGGCTGAACCAGTATAGACGACTCGTCTTGTTACTGCGGTAATCGAATAATCAGCCATAGAACACCCCTATAATGCGAACCTTATACACGACATTCTTTATTTGCTCAATCTTACTTTATTACCTGTGATGGCGGGAATAAATAAGACTGATCTTTTTCCTTTTTAATGCGATCTTCCATCCGACGAAGATAGCCGGGATTCATCATTTCTTGCAAATGATAAACTATTCCATAATCTAACGCCATTTTTGTGTACCAAACATTCTTAAAAGGAGTATTATTAATAACGAATCTTAAAGAATTTCCAGCTACATCATCTCCGGCTTTAGCTTTTCCATATAAATCAACTAAAGAACCAAGCCGAGATACGCCAGGCCCCATGAATGTTTCTAATGGGCTTGCACCATATCTGGACTTTAACTCTCCAAATAAGAAATCGCCATAAATTCCAGCCCCGCCGCCTTGAACCATTGATGCTTGAATTAACTTTAACCATCCTTCAGGATCAGTTGGTTGTCTTGGGCTTTTACCAGCAAGTAATGATTTCATCTGAATAGTGGCATATCCAAATAATGTTGAAGTTAAGAATAGCTTCATAAAGCCTTCCATTTCCCCATTACGATTTTTTAATGCTTCAGCAAATGTTTCAGCACCACGACCATAAAACTCACGCCCAAGTTGTTTTTGAATAAAAGCTACTGGAAATGACTTATATTGAGTTACAAATCTAAGAGCCTCACCAAGAACTGATCCGGGAGGAAGTCCAAAATTCAATGTAGCTTGAGTTTTAGCATCTGGCTCAAGCATAGCGTAATAGCGACGATCATTAAAATAATTCTTCCACTGGAACTCAACTTCACGTTTAAGTTCAGATATTGATGTATCATTTACTGTAACACCTCTTTTTTCAAGATAGTTTGAAAAAGTTTCTTTTGGTAAATCTTTTATTTTATCTGGTAAAAGATAGTTTTTTCCGTCAGCAGCTATAGTAGATGTTGCTCTAAACATATCCCACTTATCTGCATCTATTCCAAATAAACCATATATACGTTGCAACTCAGGAGCCAATTTATCAAATGTTAAACTAGCATTACGAGCAGCATAATGGCTCATCATTAAGGTAACGCTGGCCCCATGACGCTCATTCCAATATGTTTGACCACTTAATGAGTTTTGAAGTTTAACTGCCTTTGCCATAAGACCGGGACGGCTATCATTAGCCCCAATACGGTCATGTACATCGCCAAGGCTAGATTCAAAATATACACCAAGGGATGAATATATATCAGCCAATTCAGATTCTTGGCGACCTTTAGTTAGCCCGTCTAATGCCTCTGTAAAAGCATCAAACATACTATAACCTTGATAGTGCATTTCTGCCATGATTGAAGATAAATCTTGGATAGATGTAATTACAGAACTTCCAAGATCAACTGCACTCATAAATCCTCTAGTATTGGAACCAACCTTTGCCAAAAAATCATTTTCTGGAATACGATTAATTCCATTTATTTGATTCATATAGCGAGTTAACTTTCCATTAACTGCTTTTTTAAAATCAACTTGTTGTTTTCCTTTTAAACTTGCTTCAACATATCCAGAAATTCTATTGAAGTTATCCATTGGATTTGGTCCAAAGACTTTCATCAATCCAACATTTTGAGCAGTCACATCAATAGAACGTAATACCGACTCAGCAATAGAACCTGTTCCATATTTTTCATTATAGCGAAGAAAAGCATCTGCATCTTTAAAATGCAAAACACGTTCAGCACTCATTCGCTTGCCAAGATTAAAAGTACCACCTTTAAAACCACTTATTTCATCTGGAGTTTTAATGTGATTACCTTCAGATAGATTAACCCACATATCTTCTAGGATTTTTCTACCATTTTCTCCGACAAATGTTTTGTCAAAATTTAGTTCTTGAAAAATATCATCTACCCATTGCTTCTGACCAACATTTTTAATCTTTGTTGCATCATGTGATTGACGAACAATATAACCAATCATTTCAGAAATATTTGATCCTGAAACATTAGCTTCATTCATCATAACTTTTTGTATTTTTTTAATAGATTCAGCAGCTTTCATAACTTCATTAGTTCCAGAAAATTTAGCTGCATCTGGATTACCTATTGAGAACAAAGCGCGTCCAAGATCATTATTAAAATCTGGGCTTGTAAATATATTCTTTACATCTTTTTGAATTAAATCTGTGTTTAGTGCTGTTTTCCATCCATCAGCTAAAGTCTTTTGAGCGGATGCTGCACTTAAACGTGAACCCATTTTATTACTATTTATTCCAACGATCAATGCTTCCAATCCCTTTTCTGGGTTATTTGGAAACATGGTTTTAATATAATCAATAGCTTCAATTCTTAATTTTAAAGATAATGCAGCATTGCGCTTTTGAATAAATGCAGCAGTTTTAATTTCATTTAAGTGTTTTTCTTGTGCTTTTCTAATAATATCATCAAACGAACCACCACTAGATTTGGCTTCATTAACTTTATTATTAACATCAGTAAAAATGCTATCAGCTTCATCAGCAGTAAGGTTGCGGCCTAATGCAGCAGATGCTTCAGCAATACATGGATTTTCCATTACATACCCCGTCTCAAAGTACAGTTAAACGCTGCCTTAACTGCGTTCATATAACTTTCTGTTTCTTTAATAAACGCATCTCCAGCATCTAGTTCAGCCAATTCTTCTGGAGTACCACGTTGAACAATCTGTTCACGAACTAACTGCGTATATTCATTAGCTTCTTTTTCAGCCGTAGCTACATCAATAGGTCTATCAATCATTTTTTCAATGGTTTGATAAACTTTATCAAGTTCATTAAGAGCAGCAATATCAGTCAAACGATACTTATCTAATGCAACCGAGTTTCTAGCTGCACGTTGAATAAACGCCATTTGTTCAGGAGTCTGAGCAGCGATAGTAGATGGTGGAATATTTGTTTTATCAGCCTCAAAAGAAACCATATCTGGATTTGTCTTTGAGGATTGAATAAATTCTGGACTAGCATTTTCCACTAAAGCATATTTTATTTTACCATCAGTAACGAATGGAACTGGTGAAAAATCACGCCCTTTATATTCAATAGTAGAAGATACAGCCTTAGATGCAGCGCGTTCAGTATTAAATGCTACAAGACTTCCATTACCATCACGAAGTGGCTTATCCTCAAATTCACGAAGAAGCGTATAACTTCCATCAGGGAGTTGTTTAATTTGAAGATTTTCACCAGAACGACGAAGGACATTATCTTGAATCTTAGTAACTTCTTCAATCGTATTGAATGTACGAATTTGTCCTTCAGAAGTTAATCCAATTCCAAATGTTTTAGCAGATGGTTTTTTATCTGATATAAATGGCGCAATCGGAGGAAGTGCCTCACCCGGCTTTAGAATAACAATATCTGGAGATAATGGTTTAAAATCAGGCTTTGAAGCAAATGGATCAACCATAGAAGTTGATTCAAGTAACCTTTTTTTCATGCCTTCATAGCCAGATGCCATGTTTAAGATATGCTCTACATCAACATATCTTCCATCCATTAGCTGACTAACAGCCGTTTTTATTGCTGCATTTCTAATATCTGGTGGAAGATTATTAGCTAATGCTCCATTGCTTTCATCTGGAGTTGCTAGTTTTATAGTACCATGTTTTGTAAAAGCATCCGTTAATGCACCAACACCAGCATGGAGTCCACTTCCTAAAATTCCACCAAATGCTATATTTTCAAGCATATCAGTAAAATGATAATCAGCTTGTTCATTCCTTGCTAAAGCATAGTTAAGAGGCTCTACAGTAGCCGCACCAACTAAACCTTCAGCCAATCCAACCCTACCGCGAACCATTGCCCTAGCTATTGGAGACGCAGCATTGGCAAGCATGGACGTATAACGTGCTTCTCCATAAACAGGAATAAATGCACTAGCAATATTGATAGGGTCCATAGATGAAACTGCAAAGTTAACCGCTGTTAATGCAGCCTGAGTTCCAAAACTTTGTGATGCTCTTGATAGAACGGAATCATATTGTTGAGTTAGTTTTTTATTTTCAATTAAATAATCTAATTGATTAGACGTAATTCCCTGATCTGGAATATCTAATTTTATGCCTAAATCAGTTACTTTTTTTCTAGCATCTTCTGCTGGAATTAATGGAGACTCAATATATTTTCTAGTTAATGGGTTTGAATCTACCTTTTGATAACCAGAATCTACTACTCCAGTATATCTATATAACCTAGCAATAGGATTTTCGTGCATTGCCTTATTAGCCATAGCTTCAGAAGCAAGGCTAAAGGATGCTGGTAATTCTTCTAAGTATGGACTATCTTCTTTTAATGTTGTTAATATTGGCATTAATGTATTCCAAGTTGGTCAAATGGAATTGCAACTGGCTTTTGTTGCTTGCTGCCCATTCCCATGAATGTTCCTGTAACTGGTTTTTTTGCGATAGTTCCTTTAAATATTGACCACGGTATTTCAAAAAACTTTCCATTATTTAATACCACTGGATTTCCAGTTGCATCAATCAAACGTAGACCATCTTCTTTTGCTGTATTAACCCAGCTACCATGAGCAATAAGGCTATCAATATATTGACGTTTAATTTCTGTCTTATCAAAGACATTACTTACTGACTCTATGCTTTTTATTTGGTCAGAATATGATGCAAGATTTGCTTTAATTACTCCAGAAAAATACTCTACTTCACTGGCAGCTAATCCAGTATTTTTAGGAATACGAAATCCAGTTCCAAAATCATAGGCATTACCAATAACACTATTATATGCTGTTTGCGCTGCTTCTGATGGAGATTTTCCATATGTCATATATGTCAAAGCAAGAGCAGTAACAGCAGATTTTACAGACTGACGAGCCGATACCCCATCAATTTGAGCAGGGCTACTCAATGAGGTATTAAACTTATCCATATTTGTATCAACAAATCCTTCTAGGTCATTTTGATCTTTTGATGAAACTACATCTTTTAATTTTTTAAGATTTTCTGGTATGAGACTAACTGCTAATATTCTAGCATCTGAACGCGAATCAAATCTTGAGTTCATATCAGCAATAACGCCTACTGCTGGATCAAGTTTTAACTCTCTAATTATTAAAGGCCAAACATTACCCCATTTTGCAGATTCTACAGTAAAAACATCAGCCCAATTTTGACCTGATCTAACTTGTTCTTCGTATGAATCTTTCATTCTTTTAGTAACATCAGTTGGAAGAAACTTTACATCTCCCGGCAATACACCATTAGCTTCCTGAATTTGTCTAGAAACTTGAGCGTAGTGAATAGCTTTTTCTTGACGAACAGATGGGTCTGCACTTTCAAAGTCTTGAGCAGCTTTAGCAACTTCTGGATATTTTAGTGCATATGAAGCTGGATTTTTTTTGATTTCTTCTTGTAAAGAATCAAAAGCAGATTTAACAATCGTGTAAGTTTCAACGCTTTTTGCATCTGTTTGATTGGTTTCAGCAAGAGAAAGAATGGCTTTTCTTTCATCTAATGGCTTTATTTCAAAACCAGATAAAAGAACTTGTCTTTCTTGAACAGCTTTAAGTTTATTAAATGCTTCTTGATATTTTACTGGATCAGTAAATACTTTTAAATCTGCTTCAGATGGAATAGTAATAATTTTTCCAGCTTTAATAACTGCATTAGCATCATCTAATTTATTAGTAATAAAAGATTGCATTGCAGCATTAATACGTTCTGGTTCTTTTTCAAGCTGATTATACCTTGAATTAGCAGCATTTAATAATGTCATTCTAGCTGCTGGATCAACAATAGTCCCATCAAATTTTCCAGATTCAATAGCAGATGTTACGCTCTTAACATCTTCAGGCGAACCTTTAATCAATATTTCTTGAACATATCTTTCACCACCTTCTTTAGCATATTTAACAATATCATCTAAAACTTTCTTTTGTTTAGATATTGGTAAAGATTGAGCCATGCTAACAGCACGATTAAGTTCAGATTTAATTTGTTGATCTACACTAACAGTAGCTTTATCTCCAGCCGGGTTAGTAATGGTTTGGTCGCCATTATTATAAATCTGAGCAATGCGTTGAGGTAACGCCATTTCAATAGCTTGCGTTGTTTGAAGCGTCTGTTGTTCTACAGCACGACTTGCCGCAGCTTTAGTTGCTGAAACAAATAAACGATTACCATGAATAGCTAAGTCAGCCTCAACAGAACGAGCAGATAGTGGATCAATGTCATGCAATGCTGATGAATAACCTTCAATCAAAGCATTTGTTTTCCCAGCAATATCATTAATCCCAATGCGACCAGCAGTCACATCTTCTTGAAGTTTAGCTAACTGAATATCAGCAGCAGCAGAAACATTGCGAGTTAAGATTTGAGTAAGAGCGCGATTAGCCGATTGACCAAAAGTAGTAGTCTCATCAGCTATTGGTGCTAATGGATGGTTAGTGATACGAGCTTCTTCAATTTGCTGAACAGTTGGAGCCTTATCAGCAGCATATTTTGCGCCTTCAATCTTGGCTTGCTGCTCTGCTTCTTGAAAATAGAAATTAGTCATACGGTTCATGTTCTGAGATAGCGCATCAAATACGCCAGACGTATCCCTAAACTGACCCTGTGGGGTAGCAACCGTAATACCTGAATCCTGATAGCGAGGCATAATAGCCATATTATAATTCCTTACTTGCCATAATATGATCCACTTTTAATCAATGATGCACTATTGGAACTTGATAAATTTAATGAACTTGTTCCGATTGGCGCACCACCGATACTACCAGCTTTTGCACCAGCACTGAGAATGGTTCCAAAGGCATTAATATATCCAGCAGTCTGAGCAGCATCACCCTGACGACGCAATTCTGCACTACTGATCTCACCGCCAAGCAAGGAGATAGTAGCGTTATCTTCCGTCATCATCTTCTCTCCAACGCCCTTACCAAAGGCATACTGAGTCAGAGCAAGAGCAGATCCACCGAACGGATCAACACTACCAGCAGATGCTCTAGCCCTGATCGTAGCAGCAGTTGCAATGGTCTTTTCCATCACTGCAATACCTTGTTGCTTATATTGTAGAGCCTGAGATTTAGCCTGTAACTCAGCCTGTCTAGCCTGAGCATAAGCAGTCTGACGTTGAGATTCACCAGCCGCAATAGACCCAACCGCACTAACGGTAGCTGAAGCTGCGGCTAAAAGGATTGGAACACTAAACCCCATTTTATCACCCCTTAACGCGGCAAAGGAACACTGACGCGATAGTCTAGAAATAGCAAAGTCATCTTTAGTGGAGCAGTCTGTGTAACAGTTACAGATCCCTCATAATCATATCCCAGAACTGGACCAACTCTTTTGAGTCCTGTAAATTCAGATATAGCAGAATCAAGAACTGAAGAATCAAAACTCCTAAAAGGAATTTCGATGCCGGATATGCTGGCATTTTGAGTCTTATAGAACTCGGCAGCAACCTCAACAATTCGCTTTTTAAATCCACGGATATTCCCCGATGCCATTCTAGGTTCAACAGGCATAGTTGCAATCGTTACCGTGTAATCCTGTCCAACCTGATATGATGTAGTAGATGCACGATCAAAGGTAATAGAACCACCAGACGTAGCCACCTCATCGCCAAGCATAATACCATCAGCAATAACTTTAACAGTTTTAAGTGCTAAATTAGTTGCTGTTATAGATGCAGCAGCGCCACCGACTACAGCATTATCAAGCGTATAATCTGAGTTAAACTGCTCTACATGGTATTTTGTTACACTATTAATTGTGCGTTGCACAATCGTGTACATGGTATTAACGTCGATAGCGACAGCCTTAAATAATCCATCAGTTGTGAACTGAGATGGAGCGATAATATCTTGACTACGAAGAACTGAATAAGCGGTAATGCTGCCAGCAGAGTTAACTAATAGCAGAAGATCAGATTCATCCGTATTGGTTGCACGACGCAAAGCCATATCAATAGGTGTATTAATAAGATGTCCAGAAAGAAGGGAGATCTTATTTGATACATAAGTAGCTTGAGCATCCGTATAGATGAACTCTTGGATCATTTTACCGCCGCGTTGGGCATAAATGGTTCCTGCTTCCAGTCCAACTGGTGATACACCAGAAATAATTCCATTTCTTGTAGCTACACGAACCGTAAAGTTTACTGGTGTAATAGGATCACCAAGACCCTGTGGAACATAAAACTCTGCTCCAGATGTGAACAGTTGTAGATCACGACCAGAGTAAATATCTAGAATAGCATTGAACTGGTTAACATCCAGCGTTGCTTCCAACCCATCGTCATCATTGCTGGATTGCTTATCAAAGTTAAATACGTCACCTACACGACTACCCCACATAGTTGATGGTCTTGATTTTGAACCACCAAAGAATAAGCGTCCTTCATGGAAGGTTACAGACTTAGGCCATCCACGGCTAGCTGACCAAACGTGTTCATATCCACGTTCAATCTCCCACTCACTAGAAGCAAATGCACTTGTTTGGCTAAATGGTATTTCGACTTGAGCCTTAACCTTTGTAGTACTTACATAGGTAACAATACGAGCGCGACCATATCCATATCCATCCTTGATATTGATATATTGCTCAACATCACTTGCTGAAAATACACCACTACCAGTAGTAAATTCTGTAAAACCAGTTGTAGCAGTAGGATTTAATGTCGTTGTCGGACTAGTATATGTCGGAGAAAAAGCATAGTGAGGATCATAATCAAACGTGATTGTGCTTAATGTCCAATTACTATCACTAGCACCGCGTACTAACTTTAATGGTTCAAGATTTTCATTAACGAATATCATCGTATCTGCTGATTGTGCATATTTAATACTACTTAAAATTGAAGCAGATAGTGTACTGGCAATGATCCAATCAGGCTTGACTGTTACGTTTCCAGATGTTGTTGCAGTAGCAGCCGTCACAGTAAATGTATTAGTTGCAGCCGTTACAACGGTATAGGTTCCATCCGTTGCAGTTCCAGATGTAAAGTCTAGATAGACAGATTCACCAGCGGATAGACCATGATTGTTTAACGTAACCGTAATGGTTGTAGTGGTCTGAGAGTATGTTGCACCAGTTAAACTGGTAATCTGTGTAACTTGAGAACCACCTTTAAACACATAGATTCGCTTATCAACTAGAGCGAACATATATGAGTCACTGGTTGAGAACTCAAATGGAATTAACTTAACGCCGCTTGAAGCTACTGATGGTAGGGAGAAGATAAACTTCAATCCCGGTCTACGACGTACACCACCTTGCGGGAGAATGACAACATTCAAAGCAGTTTTCAAGGCTGAGTAGTACTGATTCAAATCAATACGACCACGAAGCAGCGGATCAACTTCCCCAACCGTGAAATTAGTTTGAATGTTTACAATGCGAGACATTAGAACCTCACAGATACAAGGCTAAAATCTTCAATGACTTGTGGTGGTTGGTTCTGTCCATCTGCCATAGTTGCCTGACGGAAGAATCCACCGCGTCCATTCTCACCCGGAGAGCCAGTTGCTACACCTTGCCAATATTGAGCCTTAGAGATCTGATCTGTGATTGGTTCAGCAAAGTGCCAGCAAAGATAATATTTAAGAAGCTGCACAAAATACTGAGGAATCAAATCTTCCGAGATATTATATTGATAATCAATGTAAACAGAAGAATAGTTCGTTTGTACATTGCTACTAATTGTTTCCCAATCCGTAACAGGCCGTCCACCAACTGACGATGTATTGAATAAAGCCCTTGGACCAGAGATAAGATCACCCGGAAGCGCATAAAGATATTTCCATTCATTAACAGGAGTTGTTCCAAGTCTTGCTAATTGTGTTTTTTTGTATGAAAAAGACCACGGATACATAGTTAATAGTGAAACTTTAATATCATCATACAAGCGATCCGCAATCTGAGCAGCATTAGAGCCATCAGTAAAGGACGTAATAATATTAGTTCCAAGCATAATAAACGAATCATTGCAGATTTTAAGTTTTGTATCACCCGTTGCCATTGCAATTTCCCCGATGCTTTAGAACTTATATTACAATATTCATCAACAAGAAAGCCCCGATCTGGCGAACCAAACCGAGGCTTCCGTTTTCATAGGCAGAAGCCTAGATTAGTCGGTGTTCGTAACCGTTAGAGTGGTAACATCCGAGACGTTTACTACCGAACCTGTATTTGTCATAACTACATGGAAACCAGCAGTTGAGACAGCACCAGATGAGGTAACAACAACAAGGATCAAATCACCAATTTTAAGGAGACTTGCCATCGAACTGAAGTAGCCAGAAGTGTCAACAGTCGCGTGAGTATCAGTCGTTGTATACGACCAAATCTGCGGAGCGTTGCCAGCTTTTGACTGACCACCAATAGGCTGAAGTGCGGTTGAAGAAAAAGCCATAGTCTAATCTCCTTACGATTCGCGGCAAGTGATCTTGACAATGCCTTCATCGTCGATGGCGATTGCACCAGCAGAGAACATTGAGTTCACAAGGAACGATGTCTTTTCTGGAACATAGTTAACTTCTGTGCGTTGGTTGATACCAATGCCGAAGCCAACTGCATCTTGATGGAAAGCATAGCAAGTACGATCAAGAGAGCCGTCAATAGGAAGGCCACCTTCAGTACGATCACCAATGGTGATAAACTTGAAGCCAAGGAACGTGTTGATCTCACCCGACACCAAAGCCTGAACCGAATTGTAATCGGTTGAAGTTGTTTGGGTTTCACCGAGCAGACCTTCAAGGCCAGAAGCGGAGATAATCATCGCACGACCGTCCATAGGTACGTTTGATGCATCCATTAGCTTCTTAGCACGACGCAACTTAGCGACGTTAAGGTTAGTAGTCGTGCCACCGATGCTGTTAGCAACTGTCAGCGAAGTGCTGGAGCCAGAAAGAGCATCAAGGATCAACTGATCCATACGACGACCGATTGCGTTCGATACGACCTGAACAAGTTCACGACGTTCATCGAAGTTAATCTTAGCCTGATTGAAAATGTCGCTGTATTCAGCTGCATTATAATCAGACATGGTTGCTGTAACCGTTGAATAGGTCACATTGAGTGGGGTTACGTCCGTCTGTGGAACGCGAACCGTTGCTACGCCGCGACCAATTTTCGGAAACTTAACTGTAGAACCTTCGACACCGTTGCGCTCGCGAACCAAACCAGTAAGGCTACGGGTAGCCTGATAAGCCTGTTTTACTTCCGCGTCGAACAGCGTGACAAAGGCATTAGAAACTGAAATAGCCATTTGCTTTGCTCCGTTCGAGATAAAAGATTTAACCGCAACGGTTATCCTAACGGGCCGTTTACTTGGGCATAGGCTGCCCCGAACCTTCAAGCCCGGTCATTACGCTTCCGTAATGATTGTCGGACGGCAAGATGATTAGTCTAACCGCCCGTATTTGTCAAATAGTTCTATTTTTCGTTGAACGCTTCATTAAACATACGCTCAACCTTCTTTGTAAAGGACATATCCTTGCCATAACGAGGATCACCAACCATCGCATACAGGTCATCCTTGGTAACGCCAGATTCCTGAGATCCACCAGTAGTTGGGATTCCCATTTCACCAGTTGCTTGCCTAATCTTATTCAAGGCAGAGACAAAATCAGCAGATGTAGAGGCTGCTGAAACTGCCTTTAACTCACCTTCGTTAAGAATAGTTCTTCCTAGTTTACCTAGCCACTGATTATTAGCTTTAATAATATCATCAGCACGATTACCAAGTTTTTTCAGTTCTGCATCACGGTTAACGACTACTTGTTCCATAGCCCCAGAAGCATTTTCTAAATATGTCTTAGCAATCTTATCAAAGGCATCCTGAGATAGACCGAGTTCTTTAGCTGCCGATAGATAGCTGCTGACGACTGGATCATCATTTGGGACATTAAATGCCTTAAACGTATCCATTGCGTAGTTTCCATCTTTCGGAGCCTTGTGTTGGCCCTGAGAGAATTTGGTACGCAATTCAGTGTATGATTTGGCAAGAGCCTCTACATCTGGCCCATCATCATTAGACCAGAAGTTCTCAGGCCAGTATTCAGGACGCACCAATGGTTCTTCTGGCGCATCAGCTTCTGCTTTAGCTTTTTCCTCATCCGTCATTTCACGATGTGGAATATCTACTTCTGTACTAACTGTGCTTTCTACTTCAGCAGTCAACAGGCTCTGGTTGTCAGTGGTTTCACTGGCCTGAGTTGTCTGTTCTTCTGTCATATAGTCCTCGCTCTTTTGATACGCTCCTCAATCATGCGAACGATACTGTTCTGACCTTCCCGCGCATAGCCATGCGATGCTTCCTCACCCGGATACCAAGTAGGTTGCTCAATAGTTTTTGAACGGAGATCATTTAGAACAATCATACCAGCTTCGCTTTTGAACACACGGGCGTATAGTGTGTCCAAATCTGCTTGTTTATCCGTTGACTTTACTTCAACAGATTCACCAAACACATCATTCCATTCCATTTTAAATCCTTATTGTAGGGATCTTGCTACTGCTTCCTGATTCCCAACTTGCGCTGGTGCTGGTGCAGCCTGTTGTTGCATCTGCTGCATCTGTTGCATCTGTGCATATTGTTGAGCAATCTGCTGACGCTCATCTTGCGTTGTAAGCAACTTGCCCGGAATACCAAGACGCTCTGCCACGAAATCAATGATAACATCTTTCTTAATAGTCATAGCTGCTTCTGGTCCCATACCAGCAACAACCTGAATAAATTGAAGGACATCATTAAGTTCTTCCATATTTTGCGCTTGTGCAAGAGGAGAAATAGGAACGACCTTAACTTCTTCACCATTAATCTTCAAAGGCATATCAATAATGCCCTGTTGATCCATGATGAATAGGATACGATTAACCATTGGAAGCATGGCTTCTGTAATCAACCGTCCAAATGCTGCACCAAGATTCTGTGCTAGTTCATTACGACGCTGAACAACTTCAGTAGCCGAACGAGCCGACATATTATCTGGTGGTAGCGTATCATCCAGCATCATTTTCTTAACATTCATACGCAAATCATTGATAACAATCTGCGCTACGTTAAAATCTGAAGCCTTTGCTAGTGGTAATAGGCTTGGACCCTGTGGTCCACCGTTCCTAGCAACTGGAATAATAGCACCCGGCTGGATCTTGATGGTCTGAGGATTGATTACACCATCATCTGCCGCTGTATATACACCAGAAACAGCAAGAGATGCGTTCTTTAGCAGCAACTCAAGCGTCTTATTGAGTGTTTTAACGTCTGGCATAGCCGTGATTAGTGGACCACGACCATAAGTTTCACCAGCAACCTTCATATAACGGGTTACAATCCAAGGAGAAATCTTCATTTCACGGTAGACAAGTTCCATTTTTGTCTTTTCATGGACTACATGATAGCAAAAAATAGCTTTTTCTTTATCATATACCGTAGCTTCTAGGACTTCGACATCATCCGTTGGCTTACGATCAATCATAGCCTGAAGAATGGTAGGGATATTAATATCTACCCATTGGCGAGACAAAGCCTCACCCTTTAACTTCATCTTACGGTAAACATTATCTACCGTTCCATGTGGACCTTCTTCTAGGCTGACTAGGTACTGAGGAACAGCAGTGAATCGGATTGGAACTGTCTCATCACCCGGCTGGATCAGCATTACTGCCGTACCAACAGCCAGATCTAGAAGAAATTCAGACATAGATAAGTCAAAGTTAGTCTGACGAATGACATTAAACATACGTTCATTGTAGAAATCTAAGACTTTTTGAATCTCTGGACGCTTACCTTCTGGAATCTGGCTACCAGCTTGGAGACGACACCAAGCACGATAGGGAGGAAACAGACTTGACTGAATCCGATTGGCAAAGCGTTGGGTAGAATGAATGGCTGTCGAATCAAATACCTTCGACATCTTCTTTTGACCCGGAACACCACCTTCATAGTAGCCATCATACAGATTGCGCTGTGGCAATGCGTATTCATAGCACTCCTGATAGATCGTGCGCCATTCATCCTTCTTTGCTGCGGCTAAGGATGCGCGTTTAATAATTGTTTCTACGTTCATCTTAGCCATGATATGTCCTTACTTCTTCTTTTGAGTCTTGCCAGCAGACGATAAAGCAATAGCAATGGCTTGCTTTTGTGGCTTACCATGCTTCATTTCTAGTTTAATGTTGGATGAAATAGTCTTAGCTGACGATCCTTTTTTAAGAGGCATTTTCATTCTCCACGATCATTGATTCTATTTGTGCATACTTTTCATCTGTAATTGGACCACCAACTAACCAAGCATCACAGGTCCGTGTAGCTGCACACTTGAAAGCGAACAGTTCACAGAACCCAAGATCAGCAGATGCAATGACGATATCATCATATCCACCTTCATCTTCTGGTGCTTTCTCTAATCCAGTCTTAATGCAGTCAAGCATTTGAGTTGTTTGAATAAAAGCAGAGCAGTTACCGCAGCGCATGGTCAAGGCTTCTGGAACGGTTACGTTATACATAGCCGCCTTCTTTAACCAGAAAGCTAGATTAGGTTCTGCTGGATTGGGGGGACCATAACCATACATAATAAATGCTTGGTTTCGGTTCATTAAATTATGACTGACATCCTGTGTAGCTAGTGGACAAGCATATTCATTGGGGTTCACTGTATCAACTTGTGCTTTAAGAAGTGCCATGTTCAATCTTTCATGTTCTTAATTCGTTCACTAAGAGCAGCGGCTTTCTTCTTAGCATCTGCCGTTGAACTTGCACCCCATGCCCTTAAAGCTAGGAGTTTCCTAGTTGGATTACCTTTTTCGTCATGGTCTGGCCCTTTAACTCCAGCCATCCTAGCTAGGAAACTGGCTTTACGGCCTAGTTGTTCCCTAGATTTAGGACTACCTTTGACGGGAGCCTTTAGATTAGCTCCTTCAGTACGCTTAAAATATGCTCGCCCTGCTGCGTTCAAGCCACCTTCAGGGTTTTGATATTTCTTAGCAACCATTAAAGGCCACTCAACTTGGTTGGAAGGCCAGTCTCAGGAGCAATACGCTCTGGAGATAGAAGCTGACGCATACCACCACGGGTACGAGCGCGGATAGAACCAGCTAAAGCTGCACCTTGCTGCGCTTCTTGAGCAGTCAATCGTGACTCTTGCTGATTTTGAAGATCCATTTGCCTCTGTTGTGCAGCAGATGCTCCATTGTCACCACCACCTAGACCAAGTGCTTGAGCGATAAATCCCATGTCAATTCCTCACAAACATAACGCAGTCGCACCCGTCAGGAGCATACCGCCTAAGTAAACCCTCTTGCTCAAAGCCAATAGTCTTGGCCCAAGCAACCGCAGAAGGATTATCATTTCTTACAGAAATCTGCAATCTCCGTACTTCTGGTATATTTCCAATGAATTTTACTAGATTACGGCTGATCTTGGTAAACTCAATCGGGTACATATTAGCATAGTCTAAATCTTTAAATACCCAGACTTCCCAAGTTCCATGCCACCACATAAACATTCCATAAGCCGCAACAATTTTACCATTTCTTAACAATGTGAAGGATGGAAATAGTTCTGCATAGTTTGTTATAGTCCTTTCAAAGTCTCGATAAGCATTAATAGTTCTTCTTTCATGCTTTGAAAGAGACATTTGATTTATATGTTTCACATGAAACTCTATGAATCTATACTCATCTGGCAGTTTTGCAGCCAGCATCATCTCTGCTGATGGCATCATGCGAATATATCGAAGTCTAGAGAGGCTGTTGATTGCATTACAGGCTTTCCTCCAATGTGATGACCACGGGTTAGCGTCCTAAACTCACCCCCACCGAGCATTAGATAGCCGTAGGCATCTCCAATATGGGAGTGTTCGTTCTTATTTGGGGCATCTCTGAAGCGATCTGTGCCACCACCAACACCAATTCTCTTAAAATGATAGCCACCAGACAGGGATTTCCGTAGTCTTTGGCAGTTAGAATCTAGAATCAAGCCCGGTTTACCATCAATAAGCCTCTGCATTGGCAACGCACCAGCCTCACGACGGACCATAAAGTCGTTAGATGCTGTAGGTTTAGCATTTAATCCTAGAGTTTTAAGGTAATCAAAGGCTGTAACTTCAAAGATACCATCTCTGGCTACACCAGCTGGATCTCCCCAGATGAATACTTCTGCTTTTGGAAAGTGAGTCATTACGTCGTGCATGAGAATCTGCCCAAATCTTTCCAGACCCATGCTAAAAGAGACTATCTCATGCAGAATATGCCATCTGCCATTCCTCATACGCTGACCAAAGACGGCTGCTGGTGTCAAACCAAAGTCAAGTCCAATACTAAGTGGTACACTTGGATCGTAATCTAGCTTATCTACCACCATAATGCTGTCGCTATATTCAGGCCAGACGGCTTTACCTTCCTGAACATAGACAAATTCACCAGCAACGTAGCATCTAATCCAGTCTAGGTTCTTTCCACCGAGTTGCTGCTCGTAATATCCATTGGGTAGGTTATTAATATTCTCTGCTTTGTCATTAATGATCCAGTGACGACCAGCACCCGGCATTGCACCGGGATGTTCTGATGGACATTCGACCATTCCGGCTGGCTGTTTGAAGAATTTCCACTCATATTTACCACGAATTGGTTCTTTTTCGGCTAGTCGATACCACCAATGATCTGTATCCATAGGGTTAGTATCAGCCCAGATACCACGCCAAGTAGGTCCACCGTGCATTTTGGTAGGAAAGCGTCCAACACGATGCGTCAAACCTTGGATAACGGCTAGTGGAAGTTCTCTAGCCTCGTTTACCCAAGCTCCAGTGAGTTCTAGGGACAGCAGTTTACGCACATCCTTTGGCTGATCTAGGGCTAGGAAGATAACTTCACAGTCAATTCCGGGTATTCCATCGCGTCCGGGCAGCTTTAGATGGTGACTGATAGGTGGGGACCAGCGCATTGGACCCCAGACATCCTCTGGAAACAGCGTTTGCCACGTCTTGATTGTGGTTGTTCTGAGTTCTGGATAGGAGTTACGCACAATAACGAAGCGGGTATATCTGGTATTATCTACTGGGGAAGGCCGTTGCTGAACAGCTTTCAGGAAGATCTCAGCGGCACAGGCATAGGACTTCCCAGATCCGACAGGACCGAGCAGCCCACGGAAAAAGGCATCATTCTGTAGGAATTTCCAAGTAGTAGGGCTTTCCGAGAAGTCGAGTTCTAATCCGGCTGCTGCAAAACTATCGACGGCTACTGTATCTTTTTTTGGTCTTTTCATTAATTAAACCCTTTGACATGGTAAAACTCACCACAACTGAAATCTGCATCCGTATCAGGGCAGTGGCTCTCAATCATTATCTTCTTATCAATAACTACGATCAATGGAACTGGTGGCATCCGACGACATTCCCCAGCCATATCCTCTATAAACCTCCAGAAGATACAGTTTTTGCAAGCTATCTCACTATCATCCAGCTTGGGAATCGGAGTCTGCAACATCTTTAACCTCATATGTGGTTGTCCCTGCTGGTCCGCGCATATTAATCCCGATAATGGTAGGCCGATTCTCATCTGAACCAGTCTCTAGCAACCCATGATGCTTAGACAGCAACCGCAGGGCAGACAACTTATCGTGCATCTCTACCTCAATAGAGTTTCCATGCTGTGTAGGTATCACCTTAACCTTCTTGATAGCCTTCTGAACGTGCAGCGGCAACTTATTAGAATCAATAACATTCACGTTTCCACTACTATCCCACTGTAAAACATCAGTAATAGCTACAGATCCAATAGCCTCTATCTCAGCAAGCACAGCATCCCTCTTATTAACATCCGCACTAGCTACATTCTTCCGCATAAATCTAACTCTACCCATAATACTATCTCTCCAATGATTTCTGTTAATAACTAGGGTAATACCCCTTGACACATATTGACACTGACTAACGAACCCCCTTATATATCCCCTTGGGGATACACATACTCATGTAATCCTTCTCAAACATTCAAGCATTATCTTTGACAAGTTTGACATCAGATACTCGATTGACGAAAACGAGAAAAAAATTGCGTGACATACCCCGTACAGGAGGGGCGGGGGCAGGGGGGCAAGGGTGGCTCATTTAGAACAGGCCGCGATCCCTGATAATACCTAGAGTGATTGGAACGGAACCGAAACGACTCACATAGGTACGGAATAAGGAGGGTAGGTCAAGAGCTAAGTGCTTGAATTCATTAGCTTCTTTGTCTGATAGTTCGATGGATTGTCCATACATTGTTATCGTTCTTTTCCAATCCCTTTTTAACCCTATCGAATATTCATCCAACTCGAATACAGATTGTCTAGTCTTTTCAATAGGTTGTGTTGTTTCTTCTTGCTGATAAATATGATCTGAGGAGAACGGGATTGAGGATATCAGTTCATCACCTGTTGGAATTGGATCGGTCTCTTTAAAGAGTATTTGGTAACGCATTGTTAACCATTTAGATGATTGCTCTGGATACCATTTAGGCTGTAGTTTCCTGACTAACTTGTGGATCATCAATCTCTTTATGCAAGTCATAATCGTTTGATCTGATAAGCCAGTATATGCTTCGAGTGTCTGTAGAGTAGGATGACTTACACCTTGCCTAGAGACAAATATACCAAGAGCAGCAAGGACTAGCATGTCATTTGGACTTAGTGACGGGTCGCTGATTGCTCTAACAGGGATCAAAGAA